CTTAAAGGCTATTTATGTACGGAATTGTGCCAGGAACTAACAAAATCTTTTCTACGGCACAACTCCACAGCCCCTGTAATCCTCTCGTGCTTATATCCATTTTCTCGGCGGCTTGCTCCTGCGTTAATCCGTCAAAAAGCAAGTACTGTACAGTTTCGCGCTCCCGCAAGGTTAAACGGGCGCATGATAAGGCGTAATCAATAAATTGTTTATCGCCTAATTTCCAGAGTTTTTTTATCAAACTTCTGTTCACTGCATCACCTCAAACACGCAAAAATTACGTAAATTTATTTCATTTTGTCCAGTCCTAAAATCGCTCTAACCTTGTCTGGGAGTAAATCAGGGTTAATTTTGCCGATATTCTCCACAATAGAGCCTAGCTCCATCAAAATGATGTAAACACAAACTCCTGCAGCAATAGGCACCTGAAAGCCTAAGTCTACATATTTCTGGGCGTAGTCAATAAGGTACGCAAGCACCACAAGCATAATGGAGCCAAATTTATGATACAATCCTTTTCTCATTTCTGAGGATTTCCACTCGTGGTTGGCACAGGCGGCTACTCCACCGCTAGCTAAGTCAAAAACTACAAAAATACAAGTTGTTAAAGGTAACATAATATCTACCATCTCCATTCCTCCTTAAAAATTATTTTTCTTTTGTTTTTATAAATTAATTAAAGCCCTCTTTAGCTGACTGTCTCTGTATCATCTGTGGCCTCTTCTTTGCTATCCTCGGCATCCAGCGCATCATAATACGCCTGTGCCAAGGCTTCCACCTCGGCAATGTCCTCTTCAGTCAGCAATCCATTGTCCAGATGACTGTAAGCCTTGTCAAGCCAATAGGCCACATCTCTGCCTGCAGTAATTTCGCGCTTGATGCTGCGCAATGTCAGGTCGTGTCGTGCTTTACTTTTGATAGCCATAATGTATACCTCCTTTAAGTGGTAGTCATGGACGCAATGGCGTCCTCAAGATTTTTGACGACGAGATTTACGTCCCGCTGGTAGTCCAGCTTGATGCCTGCGCCGTCACTCGCTTGCACCACGGTGTCGGGTGCATAAGCGGTGATGGCTTTGTAGGCGGCAATTTCGGCAGGGGTGAGCGGAGTTTCGATGGGAGTGGCGAGAGCATATATAATGAGCACAGTATTAGCTTCCAAGTATTCAACCCATGATTTAACGGTAGGAAATTTAGAAGAGTCCAGATTGAATTGATATAAATATAGGGGAGTAGTCACAAGCCTAAATGTATTTACAACATTGCCTACGCCCGCTGGGAGTATGTTACTCATAGCAGGTGCGCTATCTCTGAAATCTATTATGACCGCTTTGTTTGAATATCTCGTCGCAGATACATTAGCGTCAACGTCATTACGAAATACCCAAAAAGATTTGTCCAGCGAGGATATGTCGACACTCTTTACCCTCTGCACCTTCACCCCTCTCTCCAAGTCTACCTCGTCGCAAATCCATTGCTGGCCGTTTTGGTCAGTGTAGTTGCCGCCAGAGGCGACAGGGATGCCGGGTAAGCCGGTGGGGGTTGGTAGGATGAGAGTTTGCGTTTTACCGTTTCCATCGCTCAAGGTCACTGCAATCGTCCCGCCGTCACCAGCGCTCACGATAGGCACAGGGTTGTCCGGCGTGGGTGTTCCGTCCTGCGTGCTTCTGCCGTAGACAGTCAGGCCGCACAGTGGGGCAGAATATGCGTCATCACAGCTTACCGGGTTGCCTGTCTCGCTTCCAACAAGCACATTCTGGCGCTTCTGCAGCGCAGTAGTATCTTCCTTTATCAAACTAATTTCTTTCTTTAGCGGACCAAGATCTCCTGTTGTTCCCCCATGTTTTGAGAGTATATACGCCTCATCTCCCGTTAATCCACTTTTTCTCATGCTCTACACCTCCCTAAAGTAAAAACCACTTGCTATCAGGGGCGTAAAAGCCATATAATTCCCCTGTGTCTACGCATAACGCCGTCGAACCACTTGCAACATAATGAGGCAATTTATCTACCTCAGAAGACTTTCCCCAGTAATATCGCTTACTTCCGTCCGTATCTATGCAATCCCAGCCGCCTAAATCGTGTATAACATCTCCTTTGCGGTATGTCTGCCCATCAATAATTATTGTTCCACTAGCTATCATGCTTTCGCCTCCTTATGCATAAATTGTATCAGATATCCTCTGCATCTTCGTAATCTGGAAGTGTTTTGAGATACTTATAAGCATCTTCAATAGTCATATTCTCTTCATACTCTTTCTCATATGTAACAGCGGCTCTGTACGGTCTGTCACCGTTGCTTTCCATGGTTCTGCCAACCTCATCTGCATAAGATACTACAGCTATTGACTCATGACTGTTGATTGTAGACTGAATATATAAGATTCTGTGATAATTAGTAACTACGCCATCACTTTGACGGATTTCTTTTTTTAAAGCCAATTTTATTCCTCCTATGAGAATGTTATCTTAATATTAGCATAGATGCCGCAAGGGCTATTGTTTGTAACATCTGTGGTATTTTGCATTGTTGCAAATACATGGATGCAGCCTCCACTAAGCGTTGAGTGTACAGTATATTTGCTAGGTTTGACATATTTTGTTGACGAGCCACCATACAAATACTTATTATTTTGTCGGACCATAAGCCCTTCCACACTTGTTACTGTTACCGTTGGGTTCCCAATTATTGGTTTTGATAATGGAATTATAAAAATGACATCCTTGCCGGAACTCGTAATATATCCAGCAGTACCAAAAGTTGCACTGATCGAATCGCCAGCGCAAAAATATGGTCTCCAAGTCCCTAAATAGGTGGATAAATATATTCTCCCTGCATCCAACTTTATTACGTCTGAAGACACAATCTTTGTATTAGAGTTATCAGCATATATCCCATTTCCAATGCTTTCGTACAAATCAGTATAGGATGTTCCACTTTTTACAGATAACGAGAGACTCATATTATCTTTTGCACTATCATAATATAATTCAAGCGCAGCCTTACCACCGGCATTAGTATTACCTGCATCTTTTGTTTGCTGTGTTGATACAACAATGTTGTTTCGTGACTTTACAACAGAACCAGTACCACTATAAACAGGGTCTCCATCTTCATTCACTACCTTAATATCTGTAATTCCAAATCGTACAATTTCGCTGTTATTGTTGCGCACACACATTCCATTTGCGTCAAGTAACGCGTTCTGTCCAAGCGTATTTCCTCGCATATCACCGACAACTAATCCAAGT